AGGTAAGCGTTCCGGAGCGATTGTCAGCGAGTTTTCAGGCGAACCATTCCAGAACCGCCTCGAAGGCGTTCGGCGTGGTTGGGCTCGGCGCATCAGGCTCGCGGCGCAAACACGCGGATCTGGTCGTCCCAGCCGTTGGGCCAAGGGCGGCGCATCACCTGCTCCAGCACAGCCCCGGGCGTGCTGATCAGTCGCTCGACGACCTCCGGTGCCAACAGAGTCAGCCGCATCACGCGACGCACCTGGGTGACGTCAATGTCTTCGGCCTCGGCGATGTCGGCCACGGACGCCACCCGCTGTTCGTCCAGCAAGCGTTGCCAGTGATACGCCAGACCCAGCGCGCGCATCAACGCGGAGTCCTGCGCAGCCTCGCGGGCCAGACGTTCCTGGTGCGCCTCCTCCGAGAACGCCTGCGGCGCGTCAAGCGGTGTGATGACCTGCTTCTTCAGACCACGGCGCACAAGCGTCCAGGGCAGAAAGGTTTCGATCTGCACGCCGCCAGCGGGCAGCGGCGTCTGATACGTCACGGGCTCGCCTTTGGCCCGGCCGCGATGCTTGAGACTCATGCCTCCTCCTCAAAACTGGCCATGAGCTGGCGCTGGCCCTGCCAGTCGACCATCAGGCGGTTTCGCTGAAACCACATCAGGGTCAGACGGCGCGGCTGCTTGCCCGCCATGAACTGCTCAATGATGTCGGGGGCCAGCAGGGTCAGGCGCAGCAGTTCGTTGACCACCGAATGGTGCAGTTTCTCGGCCCGCGCAATGGCGGACCCGCTCGCCATTGCGCCGGTGTCCAGCAGGTGCTGCCAGTAGAAGGCGCGCGCCAGTCCGTCGATCAGCGTGACGTCGTAGACGTCCCGGTCGTCGCTGGCCACACGTTGGACGCCACGGCGGCGGAACACCAACGGCACGAAGGTTTCCAAAGACTCGTCCATCAGGCCTCGACCTCCAGCATCTCGGCACCGATACTTCGCGGCGCGAATTCCTCGATCAAGGCGTTCCAGCCGATCTCGCGCCACTTCACCTTGATGCCCTGCACTTCGCCGACGTGGACGAGGTCGATGCGCTCGATCATCAGGTTGGCGATGCGGTGACGCTCGACCGGGAACAACTGATCCCACACGTCGTTGAGCCGTCCCATCGCCATTACCGTGGTGGCCTCGTCGATCTGAGCGCCATTGCGCTGGATATGGCGCACCACCGATGCGATGGATTCGGGGCTGGTCAGCACCGTGCGGATCTGGGCCACCACCGCCGCCTCGATCTCAGGTGCAGGCAGGCGTTCGTAGCTCTTGCCCGGTGCCCCGAACCGGCTTTCCGACTTGGACACGTAGTAGTGGTACTTGCGCCCGTTCTTGCGCGAGTAGGTCGGGTACATCCGTTCGCCCGAGGGGGCGTACAGCAGGCCGCGCAGCAAGGCGTCAGTACGCGACCTGATCTTGGTTTCCACCGACCGTGCGTGCCCATCCCTGGCCAGCACCGCGTGAACCCTGTCCCACAGCTCCCGGTCGATGATCGGCAGGTGAGCGCCGGGGTACCAGTTCCCTTTGTGCGACAACTCCCCCAGGTAGATGCGGTTGCGCAGCAGCTTGTGCAGGTACTTTTTGTCGATACGCGTGCCGTTGCGGGTCTGGCCCTCCTGCGTCGTCCAGGCCTTGGTCGTGATGCCGTCGGCGGTGAGATTGACGGCGATCTGGGTTGGAGAACCAATGGTCAGCATCTCCTCGAAGATGCGACGCACCACTGCCGCCTCGGCCTCGTTGATGACCAACAGGCGGTTGTCGACGTCGTAACCCAGGGGCGGGACGCCACCCATCCACATCCCCTTGCGCTTGGCGGCGGCGATCTTGTCGCGGATGCGCTCGCCGGTGACCTCGCGCTCAAACTGGGCGAAGGACAGCAGGACGTTGAGCATCAACCGGCCCATCGAGGTGGTGGTGTTGAACTGCTGGGTGACCGACACAAAGGACACCTCGTGGCGTTCGAACACTTCGACCATCTTGGAGAAGTCGGCCAAGCTGCGCGTCAGGCGGTCGATCTTGTAGACCACCACGATGTCGATCTGGCCGCGCTCGATATCCGCCATCAGGCGTTTCAGCCCCGGCCGATCCGTGTTGCCGCCAGAGAAGCCGGGGTCGTCGTAGTCGTCGGCCACCGAGATCCAACCCTCGGATCGCTGGCTGGCGACGTAAGCATGGCCCGCCTCCTTCTGCGCGTCTATGGAGTTGAACTCCTGGTCAAGCCGTTCATCCGAGGACACCCGGCAGTAGACGGCGCAGCGCTTGCGGGCGCGGGTAGCGGCAATCTCGCTCATCGGGCACCTCCCTTGCTCAGGCCAAAGAACAGCGGCCCAGACCAGTGCGCGCCGGTGATGTGGCGGGCCACCGCTGTCAAGCTCTTGAAATTGCGCCCCTGGTACTCGAACAGCCCCTCGGCGGTGACTGTCACCCGGTGCTCGCGTTCGCCCCATTCGCGCAGCAGGATCGTGCCCGGCGCGAAATCGAACTCGCGCGGCTTGGCCCGCAACTTGATCTTGGAGTGTTTCGCGCCGATGGCTTCCAGACGCTGGCGGGTTGCGGGCGCGAGGCCACCAAAGGCCTCCTCCTGTAGCTTGTAGGCGATCCGGGACTCGACGTGGGTGCGGTTGGGGTAGTCCGGGCGGCGCGGGAAATACCGATCCCAGACCGTCCAGAGCTCGGACATTGGCAGGCACGCCAGTTCCGCGATCCGCGCGGCGACGGATGCTTGTTTTTCGTTCATCACAACTTCTCCTCTTGATAGGGGGTTGTATGAACGCGCTGGTCGGGCAGGAAGCCAAGGCCAACTGCTCTCTGTTTTGGCTCATCCGCGACGAGGGTGCGGACGATGGCGGCCGCAAGGATGGCGGCGATTTCGCCAGCACGGGCGCTGGCGCTCATCTCCGTGGGAGATGCGAGTTCGAGGTTCTTCATGACGGCTCCGAGGAATTGCAACCGTCAGGGATAGTGAGCCTGATCTTCCGAAGCGGATGGCAACGTAGGGTAATCAAGCCCGCCCGCAATGTATTTGTTGCGCGTTAACGAAACGATTGACAGCGCAGCCCTTGACCCTTACCATCCATCGTTAACTAATCACGCAATCAGGTCACAGTCATGCCCTTTGGAGCATTCATCCGCAAGAAGCGCGAAGAGAAAGGCATTCAGATGAATGACTTTGCGCGCCAGCTGGAGATATCACCCGCCTACTGGTCGCGCATCGAGCGCGACATGGAAAAACCGCCCAAGGACGAGCTGATCCGCAAGGCGGCCGAGATCCTTGGAATCAGCGCCGACGACGCTTTCGTCGAGGCCAGTCGCCTGCCGCCCGACATCCGCGATGATGTTGGCAACCTGGTTCGGATGTACCGCCGGAACGTGATGGAGAAGAAGTGAATGGCGGTACTGACTCTCGACTACCGGTGCTGCGACCGGAAGCGCCCCCTGTACATCAAGCACATTGAGGTCGAACGCATCGCCGCGACCGCGCGCCAGCAACTGGTCGCGGACAGCATCGATGCCATTTCTTTCGACGCGCTGCGGCAGATCTCCGGCCTGAAGATCAACGGCATCGACTTCGCGCTGGAGGTCAGCACCGACTACGCCGTGCATGACGAGCAAGGCAACCACGTATTCGGCGTCTGTGAATTCGACCCCGCGATGCCCGACGCCGCGATGGTGTCCATCTCGCCCGTGGGGGAAAGTCTCAGCGAACTGCTAGCCCTCAGCACCTTGGCCCACGAACTGGGTCATGCCGTGTTCGACGCCCCCGGCTGGGTTGTCCAGGGCAGTAAGGGCCCCGGGTTGTTCGATGACATCGAACCGACGATGCAACGCGCCTACCGCACCACGACGCCGGACAGCGACCATCTGTCCAAGTCTCTATCCGCAAAACCAACGACGGAAGAACACTTCGCCGAGCTGCGCGCCAACGAGTTCATGGGCTCCTTGCTCGTGCCGCGCCAGCGCATCATCGCCGCCGTCGAAGAGCTTGCATCCGAGCACGACATCACCATCCATCGCCATCCCTCCACCGATCCCGACCACCCCGGTACGGCGCTGCGCATCACGGCGGGCAGCGACACAGGCGTTTTCGACATGGAACGCTTCGAGAAAGCCTTGGCCGCGCGCTTCGGCGTCAATCGCCGGTTCATCCAAGTTCGCCTTAATCGCTACGGCCTCACGGGTCAGGAGGCCTCGATGCGCTGACCACCATTCAACTCGCCCGTGGAGCCGACTTCGCGTCGGCATTTTTTGAATCGCCCGATTAACTGTTCGCGCAATCACGCACTTTGTCAAAGGAACTTGCCCATGCCAGCAGACCAAGCCTCGCTGCCACGTGACCACACGCTGCGCGGCTTCGATGAGTTCGTCCGCGTGACCGATGGCGCAGATGCGTTCGACACCGATGCCTTTGATCGTGTCCTGCGCGGCTACGCAACCCACGTGGGTGAGCCGGAACCGGTGCAGTTCTTCAATGGCAAGCGGCTCAAGCTCCCGCACATGGCGTCGTCCATCGAACTCACCGAAGCGCGCGCCAAGATCATCAAGCTGATGTGGGGGACCGAAGGAAGTGCCCCGCCCGTGATGTCGTGGAAAGAGGTGAATGGTTCCGTCACCGTCAACACCGGCTTCCAATCCTTCGACGATGCCTTCGGCGACAAAGTAGCGCGTGAGGAGGTGATTGAGCTGGTTTCGCGCGGGAAATACCGGGTGAGGCGCAACACATAAACGCACCCATAAATCGAACCAGACACGGCCCATAAACCCGTGCGGAGACTGCGATGTGCTCATTTCATACAGGAGGCACATCGAAATGCAAACCCACTTCACCAATGCAACATCTGGCCTGATCCCGGCCAAAACCGGTGCGCCACAGCGCATCGCCCTTGACGAAAACGAGCTGGCCATCCGCTGGGGGCTTTCCGTCAAGACCCTGCGCCGCTGGCGGCAGGAACAACTCGGCCCGGTCTTCTGCAAGCTCGGTGCCCGCGTCACCTACCTGATCTCCGAGGTCGAAGCCTTCGAGCGTCGCGTTTCGCGGCACTCGACCTTCACTCGTGCATACCAGTGAGGAGAGCGGCCATGAGCGATCTGACCATTTTTCCCGCCGACCTCGCTGCCATGAGCACCGTCCAGTTGGTGGCGCTGCCGATTACCGATTTCGTCGCTGCAGAGCGCAATGTCGACGAGGCCACTGCTTACCTCAAGCAGCTGCGTGCCAAGCTGGATGCCGCCAAGCTCCAGCGCTACGGCGAGCAGGCCCGTAGCGCGCTGCGGGATTCCGGCCGCGACTTCGGAACCGCCCACGTCAGCGACGGTGCGCTGCACGTGAAGTACGAGCTCCCCAAAAAGGTGACCTGGAGCCAGACCATCCTCAAGGAGATGGCCCAGCGTATTGCCGCCTCGGGCGACAAGGTCGAGGACTACATCGACATCAAGTTGTCGGTGTCCGAGTCCCGCTACACCAACTGGCCCACGGCGCTGCAGGAGCAGTTCGCCGCCGCGCGCACGGTCGAGGAAGGCAAGCCGACCATCACCCTGACGCTCGATGGGGGTGCCGCATGAAAAAGCTCCCCATTGTGTCCGCCGTCGAGCGGATGGCCGAGCGCAAGGGCGTGAAGCTGCTGATGCTGGGCAAGTCCGGCATCGGCAAAACCACGCGGCTCAAAGACCTCGACCCGGCCACCACGCTGTTCCTCGACATCGAGGCCGGTGACTTGGCGGTGGCCGACTGGCCGGGCGACACCATCCGCCCGGCTTCGTGGCCGGAGAGCCGCGACTTCTTCGTGTTCCTCGCGGGCCCGGACAAGTCGCTGCCGCCGGAGGCAGCCTTTTCGCAGGCGCACTACGACCACGTCATCGAGAAGTTTGGAGACCCGGCGCAACTCGACCGCTACCAGACCTTCTTTCTCGATTCGATCACCCAGCTGTCCCGCCAGTGCTTCGCGTGGTGCAAGACGCAGCCGGGTGCCGTCAGCGACCGATCCGGCAAGCCCGACCTGCGCGCGGCCTATGGCCTGCTCGGCCAGGAAATGATCAGCGCATTGACCCACTTGCAGCACGCACGCGGCAAGAACGTGGTGTTCGTGGCGATCCTCGACGAGCGGCTCGATGACTACAACCGCAAGGTGTTCGTCCCGCAGATCGAAGGCAGCAAAACCAGCCTGGAGCTGCCCGGCATCGTCGACGAGGTCGTGACGCTGGCCGAGATCAAGGCCGAGGACGGCAGCACCTACCGCGCCTTCGTCACCCACACCGTCAATCCCTACGGCTTTCCGGCCAAAGACCGCAGCGGTCGCCTCGACCTGCTGGAGCCGCCGCATCTCGGCGCGCTGATCGCCAAGTGCGCAGGCGCTTCCGCCGTGCCTGCCAGCGCCGCCACCCCCGCACACATCGAATCTCAGGAGTAATCGCAATGACCGCATGGAATGACTTCAACGACGCCGACGCCCAGCAATCCGGCTTTGATCTGATCCCCAAGGGCACCGTTGTCCCTGTGCGCATGACACTCAAGCCCGGTGGTTACGACGACCCGTCGCAGGGCTGGGGCGGCGGCTACGCCACCGAGTCTTTCGAGACCGGCTCGATCTACCTCGCCGCCGAATTCGTGGTCACTGCTGGCGACCACGCCAAACGCAAGATGTGGTCGAACATCGGTCTGCACTCCAAGAAGGGGCCAACCTGGGGCCAGATGGGACGCAGCTTCATTCGTGCGGCGCTCAACAGCGCCCGCAACGTCCACCCGCAGGACAACAGCCCACAGGCTTCTTCTGCGCGCCGCATCCAGGGCTTCCACGAACTGGATGGCCTGGAGTTCCTCGCCCGCGTCGACATCGAGAAGGACGGCAAGGGCCAGGACCGCAACGTGGTCAAAGTAGCGGTCGAACCCGACCACCCCGACTACGCAAAGTTGATGGGCGTGCCGACCAAGGCTGCAGGCGGCGGCACTTCCGGGGCTCCGGCGCAGGCAGCACCCGCGTACCAAGCACCGGCTCCGCAACGCGCACCCGTGACGGGCAAACCGTCGTGGGCGCAGTGAGGGAGGTGGCCATGAACGCATCCATCCTCACTGCCAGCCACTACGGCGTCGTCCATTTCGGCGATCTCGACTGCGAGGCGGTTGTGCTCACCACCGGCGAGCGCGGCTACGTCCGCAAGGAACTGGCCAAGCTTCTCGGTTTTCACGAATCGCACAAGGGTGGCCGTTTCGCCCGTTTTCTGGCTGACATTGCACCTAACTCATTGTCTCTATTGGAGAAATCATCCGGGCCGATTTTGCTGCCATCGGGACGCCAGACCCAGTTCTTCCCTGCAGGCATCATCGCGGACGTGGCCACCTCCGTGGTGGACGCAGCCATTGCAGGCACGCTGCACCGCGCACGCCAGGGCATCGTCGGTAACTGCCTGACGATCATGCGCGCTCTTGCCACCACTGGCGAGGTCGCGCTGATCGACGAGGCCACTGGCTACCAGCACCACCGCGCACCGGATGCGCTGCAGGAGCTGATCTCCAAGTTGCTGCGCCAGTCCTGCGCATCGTGGGAGCGCCGCTTCCATCCGGACTACTACCGCGCCATCTATCGGTTGTTCGGCTGGAAGTATCAGGGCCACGACCAGAACCCTCCGCATGTCGTCGGCCAGATCACGCTGCGCTGGGTCTACGGGCCGGTGCTGCCAGAGGACTTGCTGGGCGAGATCCGCAATCGCAAGGGCATCTCGCAGAAGCACCACCAGTGGCTGTCCGATCAGGGACTCGCGCATTTGGAATCGCAGATTCACGCGGTCACGGCGATTGCGCGCAGCTCGATGAGCTATCCCGACTTCAAGCGCCGCTGCGAGGCCGCCTTTGCTGGCGCTGCCCTGCAGTTGGGCCTGCTGCTCGATGAACTCGAGGAGGGGGCGTGAAATGCTGGGTCATCACGGCGACCGAGGCTGGCGAACTGCTGCCACGCGCCTTCCACGATCCGACCCACTTCGAATGCCGGATGTGCGCGTGGCAAGACCGCTGCTGGAGGACAACATGAGCAACGACACGCAATTCATCGGTGGCGTCGAACCGATGATCGACGCCAAGCAGGCCGCTGCCGCACTGCGACTGCCGTACTACTGGTTTGCTGATCCGCAGATGCGCAGCAAGTACAAGATTCCCCACTACCTGATGGGCGGTCTGGTGCGCTATCGACCATCAGAACTGTCCGCGTGGGCCGCGCGCAGCACCGCCGCGCAGGGGCGCAACGGGGACGCCGATGTTGAGGAGGCCGAATGACGCTCGACTTCAACGACATCGCGCCACTGCCCGACCCCACCCGCCGCACCCTCGGTGATGCCGAACGCGAAGAACTGCGTGCCGAACTGCTCGCGCGTCTTGAATCAGTTCTGATCACCTTGTTCCCGGCGGGCAAGAAGCGCCGTGGCAAGTTCCTGATCGGAGACGTGCTGGGTAGTCCCGGCGACAGCCTCGAGGTGGTGCTCGATGGCGAGAAGGCTGGACTGTGGACAGATCGCGCCACCGGCGACGGTGGCGACATCTATGCACTGATTGCCGCGCACCTCGATATCGACGTGCTCAACGACTTCCCGCGCGTGCTCGACGCCGCCGCCGATCTGATCGGACGCTCGCGTTCCGCACCAGTACGCAAGGCCAACAAGAAGGACGTGCCGGTCGACGAACTCGGCCCCGCCACCGCGAAGTGGGACTATCTCGACGCCCAAGGCCATCTCATCGCCGTCGTCTACCGCTACGACCCGCCCGGACAGAAGAAGCAGTTCCGGCCCTGGGATGCGAAGCGGCGCAAGATGGCACCGCCCGACCCGCGTCCGCTCTACAACCAGCCAGGGATGACCAGTACCGCGCAGGTGGTGCTGGTCGAAGGCGAGAAGTGCGCGCAGGCCCTGATCGACGCGGGCATCGTGGCCACCACGGCGATGCACGGCGCGAACGCTCCGGTTGAAAAGACCGACTGGTCGCCATTGGCCGGAAAGGCTGTACTGATCTGGCCCGACCGCGACAAGCCGGGCTGGGAGTACGCCACGCAGGCGGCACAGGCCATCTTGTCGGCGGGGGCCAAATCCTGCCACGTCCTCTACCCGCCCGAAGAGGCTGCAGAGGGCTGGGACGTGGCCGACGCCATCGCCGAGGGCTTCGATGTCGCCACCTTCCTCACCCACGGGCCGCGCCTTCAGATGCACGACGTGGCCGATGACGTTGATCCAGTCGTCAGCAGCGACGAGTCCGTCTGGGGTACGGAGGACGCGCTGGCGCTGTCCTTCACGCGCCGCTACCACCGCGACTGGCGCTACGTGGCTGGCTGGGGAAAGTGGCTGGTGTGGGACGGGCAACGCTGGCGCACCGAGGACACGTTGGCGGCCACGGACTTGATCCGCAGCGTTTGTCGCCAGACGGCTGTACGCGCCGACAACCCCAAGGTCGCTGCCAAATTGGCCAGCGCAGGAACGGTCGGCGGTGTGGAACGCCTGGCGCGTGCTGACCGCAGGCACGCGGCCACTACCGACGAATGGGATGCAGATCCGTGGCTGCTCAACACGCCAGGCGGCGTGGTCGATCTCAAGACAGGCCGGATGCGCCCGCACGAGCGCGCCGATCGGATGACCAAGATCACCACAGCCACGCCCAGCGGCGACTGCCCGACCTGGAGGCAGTTCATCGACGAGGTCACGGGCGGTGACAAGGAACTGCAGTCCTATCTGCAACGGATGGTCGGCTACGCGCTGACCGGATCGACGCAAGAGCACGCGCTGTTTTTCCTGTACGGCACAGGTGCGAACGGCAAGTCGGTGTTCGTCAACACGCTGGCCACCATCCTCGGTGATTACGCGACCAATGCGCCGATGGACACCTTCATGGAAACGCGCACCGACCGGCACCCGACCGATATGGCGGGACTGCGCGGCGCGCGCTTCGTGGCGGCCATCGAAACCGAACAGGGAAAACGCTGGGCCGAGTCGAAGCTCAAGAACCTCACCGGTGGCGACAAGATCTCGGCGCGCTTCATGCGCCAGGACTTCTTCGAGTTCTTCCCGCAGTTCAAGTTGTTCGTGGCGGGCAACCACAAGCCCGCGATTCGCAATATCGACGAGGCGATGAAACGCAGGCTGCACCTGATCCCTTTCACGATCACCGTGCCGCCCGAGCGCCGCGACAAGAACCTGCAACAGAAGCTCCTGGCCGAACGTGACGGCATCCTCGCGTGGGCCGTGCAGGGCAGTCTCGACTGGCAGCGCCACGGACGACTCAGCCCGCCACAACGCGTGGTGGACGCCACCGAGGAGTATTTCGAAGCCGAGGACGCCCTGGGCCGCTGGCTCGATGAGCGCTGCGTGCGCGAGCCCAACGCCAAGTCGCTGACCGCCGAGCTGTTCAACGACTGGAAGCAGTGGGCTGAAGCCTCTGGCGAGTTTGTCGGCGCACAACGCCGCTTTTCCGATCTGCTCATCACGCGCGGGTTGGACAAATGGCGCAACGGGATGGCATCTCCGATTGGGATGGCCTGATGCGCGGCGTGTTCGCGCACCTGCCGATGGCGGGCGACGGTCAGGTGCTGGTCAATCTTGGCCTGATCCACCGCGACAACGAGGTGATCCCGTATTGGGACGGTTGGCTATCTTGGATGCGCCAGCAAGGGTGGCGGCGCTTCGCCTGGTACGTCTGGGATCAGGGGCCTGGGATGCCCGGCGACTGGGCAGGCCGTTTCGCGCCGAGCTTCGAGTTCGTCTTTCACTTCAACCGGGAGAGCCGTAAGCCGAACAAGATCGTCCCCTGCAAGCACGCAGGCCAGGAATCCCACCTGCGCGCCGACGGGTCGTCCACCGCGATGCGCGGCAAGGATGGCGAGGTGGGCGGCTGGACGCACAAGGGGCTGCCGACGCAAGACACCCGTATCCCCGACTCGGTGATCCGCGTGATGCGCCACAAGGGCAAGATCGGCCAGGACATTGACCACCCGGCCGTGTTCCCGGTGGCGCTGCCGGAATTCGTGATCGAGGCTTACACGGACGCGGGCGACATCGTGTTTGAGCCCTTCGGCGGCAGCGGCACGACGATGCTGGCCGCCGAGCGCACCGGTCGGATCTGCTGCAGCGTGGAGATCGCCCCGCAGTACGTGGACGTGGCCATCAAGCGGTTCCAGCAGAACCACCCCGGCATACCGGTCACCTTGATCGCCACCGGTCAGTCCTTCGAGCAGGTCGCCGTTGAGCGCGCCACCACCCCGGATGCCGAGGTGGTGGCATGAACTGGCTGGCCGACAAGATCGAACAGTGGCCGACCGCCAAGTTGCTGCCCTACGCCCGCAACGCGCGCACCCATTCCGAGGAGCAGGTGGCGCAGATCGCCGCCAGCATCGCGGAGTTCGGATTCACCAATCCGATCCTGGCGGGCAGCGACGGCATCATCGTCGCTGGCCACGGTCGTCTCGCTGCCGCCCAGAAGCTGGGTCTGGAACGGGTACCGGTGGTCGTGCTCGATCACCTGACGCCGACCCAGCGCCGGGCCCTGGTCATTGCCGACAACCGCATCGCAGAGAACGCAGGCTGGGACGATGCGATGCTAAGGATCGAACTGGAAGCATTACAACTCGAAGGCTTCGATCTAGACATCACCGGCTTCGACGCCGACGCGCTGGCTGAACTGATCGCGGGCGACGAGCCGGACAACGAGGGTCAGACGGACGAGGATGCGGTGCCCGAGGTCAGCGAGACACCCATCTCGCGTCCGGGCGATGTCTGGATCATGGGCCAGCACCGGCTGCTGTGCGGCGACTCGACCGTGGCCGAGAGCTACGACCACCTGATGCAAGGCGCGGTGGCGGACATGGTCTTCACCGACCCGCCGTACAACGTGAACTACGCCAACTCTGCCCGCGACAAGATGCGCGGTAAGGATCGCGCGATCCTGAACGACAACCTGGGGGATGCCTTCTACGACTTCCTGCTGGCAGCGCTGACGCCCACGGTGGCGCATTGCCGGGGCGGCATTTACGTGGCGATGTCCTCCAGCGAGCTGGATGTGCTGCAGGCTGCCTTCCGTGCCGCCGGTGGTAAATGGTCTACCTTCATCATCTGGGCCAAGAACACCTTCACCCTGGGGCGCGCCGACTACCAGCGCCAGTACGAGCCGATCCTCTACGGATGGCCCGAGGGGGCGACACGCCACTGGTGTGGTGACCGCGACCAGGGGGATGTCTGGAACATCAAGAAGCCGCAGAAGAACGACTTGCACCCGACCATGAAGCCGGTGGAGTTGGTGGAGCGGGCAATCCGCAACTCCAGCCAGCCTAGGGACGTGGTGCTCGATCCCTTCGGCGGTTCCGGCACGACGCTGATCGCGGCGGAAAAGTCAGGGCGCGTTGCGCGGCTGATCGAACTCGATCCGAAGTACGTGGATGTGATCGTGCGTCGGTGGGAAGAGTTCACCGGGAAGCAGGCCACCCGCGAGGCGGATGGCGCGGCGCTCGATCAGACGGCCAGCGATTCCTCGACGATCTCGCAGTGAATCACAAAGCCCGTCAGGTAAGGCAGGCCGCGCGGGATGCCGTATTGCTTGCTGGTCTGGCGGCCAATCGTCCAGCCCATCCAGCGTTGGGTGGCTGCGTTGATCGCGTCCGCCAGGGCCTTGCCCTCGTAACGCCCGTTCTGGACGTCGTCGGCAAAGTGGCGTCCGTGGCGGCTGTCGAGGAAGGCCCGAACCGATTCGAGGGGCTGGCTGGTGGCGTCCGAAATGGCGACCATCGCCAGGGGCCACGCCGCGCTGGCGTGCTCGTTCATCGTGCCCCAAAAGCCCCAGGCTTCGTTCTGGGTGGCGGGGATCTGCGTGGTGGTGTTCATCTCTGGCTCCTTCGGGTTGATCGTTGCGACACCCGTAGTAACGCGCTGTTCGATTGAGAAGCCAAGCGCCACTTGGCCTCTTCCTCGATCTTTCTGATCAGGCGATGCGGTACACCCGCTCGCCGCCCTGCGGTTTCTCCGACACGATGGTCAGGCCCAGCTTCTTCTTGAAAGCCCCGGCGAAGGTGCCGCGCACTGTGTGTGCCTGCCAACCGGTGGCGGTGCAGATCTGGCCGATGGTTGCGCCTTCGGGGCGTTGCAGCATCCGGATCACTTCGGCTTGCTTGCTGTTGTCGCGGGTGCGCGGCTTGGCCCACGTTGCTTCGGCGGCGGTTACGGCGGCTTCCAGTTCGGGATCGCTCGTGGCGACTGGTGCGCCTTCAGCGTTGGCGATGATCTGGTCGAGATGGGCTTCGAATTGACCGATGCCATTCTTGTTCACCCCCGGGCGTGACATGCCCAGGGCGTCGTAGCCCTCGGCGGCGACGAACCAGTCGGTGCCATCGGTGGTGATAAGGGCACGGTTGAACATCCCGTCGAGCACTTTCTTGCGTGCGCCGCCTTTGATGTTGTCGGGGAACCAGTCGATCTTGCCGCCGCTGGTGTTGATGGCCTTGGCCAGGATGGCGTGCTGGGCCGGGGTCAGGTTGGTGGTGGTCATGGGCTGCTCCTTCGGGGGTGGTGGATGACGATGTGATGAACGCGCTGTCTGGGACTGAAGCCAAGCGCTTTCTGCTTGGCTTCGTGTGTTTCCGATCAGTCCTTGGCGATTTCTGCTTCCGTGGCCTTCGGGCTCGCAGCGCCAAGTTCGACGCCCGCCTTGAAGGCCGCTTCCAACGCGTCCCGGATGCACCACACCGCCGTGTCGTGGAAGTCGAGGCTGTCGGCGTTGCGGGTCTGCAGGGTTTCGATGCCCAGATGCTTCTGGGCGATCTGGGTGAGGATGGTGTCGATCTGGCTCATGGCGTGTTCCTTTCGGGGGTGGTTGGCGTGACGTGATGAACGCGCTGTTCCCGATGGAAGCCAAGCTCAATCTGCGGACATGACGAACAAATGAGTGAAGGTGACGATGGGACTTTCGATTCGCGCCTACGCGCGCCACCGTGGCGTGTCGCACGTGGCCGTGAAAAAGGCTATCGACACCGGGCGGATCACGCCGCTGCCTGACGGCACGATTGATCCGGACACGGCCGATGCCCAGTGGGCACAAAACACATTGCAGCCGCGCAGCGCCGCTGCGCCAGAGAAGGTCAGCACTGCGAAAGCGCGGCGCGTGGTAGCGACGGACGAAGCAGCAACGCAGCGCGATGCCGTCGACGCCAGCACAGCGCCGATGTCGGCCAGTGGCACCTCGCTCTTGCAAGCGCGCACGGTCAACGAGGTGCTCAAGGCCAAGCTCAACAACCTGGAGCTGGCGCACCGCAAGAAGGAACTGGTGGATCGGGCGCAGGCCGTGGCCCACGTTTTCAAGCTCGCGCGCATCGAGCGCGATGCGTGGTTGAACTGGCCTGCGCGCGTCTCCGGCCAGATGGCGTCCACGCTCGGCATCGACGCGCACCAGATGCACGTGGCGCTCGAATCTGCTGTGCGCGAGCACTTGATTGAGTTGGGCGAGTTGCGTCCGCGCGTGGATTGATGACGATGGACTACGAAGGCGCGCAAGAAATCGAACGGGCGTGGTGCGACGGGCTTACTCCCGACCCGCTGCTCACGGTATCGGAATGGTCGGATCGCCACCGGATGCTGTCCAGCAAGGCCTCGGCCGAGCCGGGGCGCTGGCGCACCAGCCGCACGCCTTATCTCAAGGCGATCATGGACTGCCTGTCGCCGACCTCGCCGGTCGAGCGGGTGGTATTTATGAAAGCGGCACAGCTTGGCGCGACCGAGATGGGATCGAACTGGATCGGCTATGTGATCCATCACGCACCCGGTCCAATGATGGCGGTGTGGCCAACAGTGGAGATGGCCAAGCGCAACTCCAAGCAGCGGATCGATCCGCTGATCGAGGAGTCGTCTGCACTGGCTGAACTGATTGCACCGGCGCGCAGCCGGGATTCCGGCAACACCATCCTGGCCAAGGAGTTCCGGGGTGGCGTGCTGGTGATGACCGGGGCCAACAGCGCGGTCGGCCTGCGCTCGATGCCGGTGCGGTATCTGTTTCTCGACGAGGTCGATGGCTATCCCTTGGACGTCGAGGGTGAAGGTGATGCGATCTCTCTGGCCGAAGCCCGCACACGTACCTTCGCGCGGCGCAAGATCTTCATCGTCTCGACTCCGACGATTTCAGGGGCATCGGCTATCGAGCGCGAGTACGAGGCCAGTGACCAACGTCGCTACTTCGTGCCGTGTCCGCATTGCTCCCACCGTCAGTGGCTGCGTTTCGAGCAGCTCCGATGGGACAAAGGGCAACCGGAGACCGCTGCCTACATCTGCGAGTCGTGTGACACCGCGATTGCCGAGCACCACAAAACGTGGATGCTGGAGCACGGCGAGTGGCGCGCGATGATCACCGATGGCACGGGCAAGACGGCAGGCTTCCACCTGTCGTCGCTATACAGCCCGGTGGGCTGGCGTTCGTGGCGTGAGATCGCCGCTGCGTGGGAAGCCGCCGTCAGTAAAGAGTCGGGATCGGCCGCTGCCATCAAGACCTTCAAGAACACCGAGCTGGGTGAAACCTGGGTCGAGGAGGGCGAAGCCCCGGACTGGCAACGACTGGTCGAGCGCAGAGAGGACTACCGCGTCGGCACGGTGCCGCAAGGCGGTCTGCTCTTGGTCGGCGCGGCCGACGTGCAGAAAGATCGTATCGAGGCGTCGGTCTGGGCCTTCGGGCGTGGCAAGGAGTCGTGGCTGGTCGAGCACCGAGTCCTGATGGGCGATACCGCACGGGACACAGTGTGGAAGGCGCTGGCCGCGATGCTGGCCGAGAACTGGACGCACGCCTCGGGGGTGGCGATGCCACTGGCGCGCTTCGCGCTGGACACCGGCTTTGCCACGCAGGAGGCTTACGCCTTCGTGCGAGCCTGCCACGATCCGCGCGTGATGGCGGTCAAGGGCGTACCGCGCGGTGCCGCACTGATCGGCGATGTGCGGACAACGCCGATCAAGACCAAGGGGGGTGGAAAGAAATGAGCGAACAGCGCAGCAACCTTCAGATCGCCACCCACCTCGATGCCAAGGCGCTGGGCTATTGCAATGCTGGCCTGCGCCGTTGGTTTCCGCGCGACGGCGTGACCTTCGAGGATTTTCGCCAGCAGGGCGTGAGCACCGACTGGCTGCGTGCCACCGGAGACGCGATGGCGATCCGCTTGGCCGAGTACGTCGAGCAGGCAGAAACAGAGGCCAAGGCATGAGCGGTGGCGGCAAAGGCAGCAAGAGCGTCACAGTCGGCTACCGCTACTATGCCGGGATGCATCTGGCGTTGTGCCATGGCCCGATCGATTCGCTGAACAGTATCGTGGTCGGCCAGCGCACGGCGTGGTCGGGGGCGCTGACGTCCAGCGGACGGATCACCATCAACCAACCCGAGCTATTTGGCGGCGACGACCGCGAGGGTGGCATCGTCGGTGCCGTCGACCTGGTGATGGGAAATGCTTCAGACGGTCCGAACGATTACCTCGTCTCCAGGCTCGGCGCCAACGTACCGGCCTTTCGGGGCGTGGTGTCGCTGGTGCTGCGTCAACCGCAGTTGTCGGCGATGAACCCCTACATCAAACCGTGGAGCGCTGAGGTGACGCGGATCATCCGGCGCTCCGACGGATCGCCGCAGTGGTACTCGGACAAGGCCGCTATCGACGGTGACATGAATCCGGCGCACATCATCTATGAGTGCCTGACCGACCGCACTTGGGGCCGGGGCTACAGTCCGGCCGAGATCGACGATGCGTCGTTCCGTGCCGCCGCCGACACGCTCTACGCCGAGAGCTTCGGTCTCTCGATCCTGTGGGATCAGCAGCAGGATATCGAGGCCTTCATCGAGCGCATCCTGCAGCACATCGACGGTTCGATCTACGTGAGCCCGCGCACGGGGCTGTTCACGCTGAAGCTGACCCGAGACGACTACGACCCGGCGACGCTGCTGGAACTGAACCAGACCAACGTTATCCGGCTGGAGTCCTTCGAGCGCACCTTGCCCGAGGAATTGGTCAATCAGGTCACGCTCTCGTACCACGACCGGGCAACCGACAAGAGCGTGTCGATCTCGGTACAAGACATTGCCGGCATCGAGCGCAGCCTGGGCGAAATCAAGGATGCCAAGGTCAGCTACGAGGGCGTGGCCAACGGCGCCTTAGCCGCACGCCTCGCGATGCGGGATCTGCGTCAGCTTTCGTCCACTCTGGCGAAGGTCACGCTGGTGGCCAACCGCACGGCCGCCAGCCTCAACATCGGCGACGTGTTCAGATTCTCCTGGCCCGAGCTGCGGATCGAGCAATTGATCCTTAGGGTCGCGCAGATCAGCTACGGGACGCTGGCCGACGGCCGGGTGCGGATCACCTGTGTCGAGGATGTGTTCGGCCTGCCTGATGCCGTTTATCTCGTACCCGCCGAGAGCGGCTGGGTCGATCCCCGGCAAGCGCCGATCGCGGCGAATTTCGTGTCGGTGAGCGAACTGCCGTACTGGACCCTCGTGCGCGAGCTCACCGGCGAGTCGGCCGCCGCACAGGCCGAGATTGATCCGGACGGCGGATTCCTGTCTGTCTCCGTCGTGCGGCCCTCGAATGCAGCCATCAACTACACGGTACTGACCCGGCAGGGCTCGGCGGCTTTCGAGAAGATCGGTGTCGGCGACTTCGTCCCGTCGTGCGTGCTGGCGAACGACATCGGGCAAACCGAAACCGTGCTGAATGTCCTCTACAGCGTCGATCTGGATTTAGTGGCGCTGGACACCTACGCGCAGCTCGGCGGAGAACTGGTTGCGGTCAGGGCAATCGATGTCGCGGCCGGCACCGTGTCGGTGGATCGCGGCGTGCTGGATACGGTACCCGCGAAACACGCGGCCGGCACCCGGCTGTACTTCGTCGAAGGTGGGCAGTTTTACACCACGGCCCAGTATCTGAGCGGCGAGACGGTGCAAGCCAAGGTGCTGCCCGCGACCGGGATGGGGCGCTTGGCGGAAGCCTCGGCCGCCGCGATCAGCTACACCTTTGCCAAGCGGCAGATCAGGCCTTATCCACCCGGCAGGTTCAGGGTCAACAACCTTGACTACACCGTGAGTCACATCACGGGGGAACTGACGGTCAGCTGGGCACACCGCAGCCGGGTACTGCAGACCTCCTATCTGGTGACGCAGGGAGAAACCAATATCGGGCCGGAGCCAGGCACGACGTACACCGTGCGGATCTATGGCGAGGCCGGCACGCTCAAGCACGTAGAAACGGGAGTGACCGGCACGAGCTGGACCTATCCGATGGCCACCGAAGTCGCCGAAAGCGGCCTGAACCGACCGAACGAAAAACTGACCGTCAAGGTCGAGGCGGTGCGCGACGGGTACACCAGCTGGCAGGCCCAGCAGATCGACATCCCCGAGTGCCGTGGCTACGGCATGTTCTACGGGGCCACCTACGGAGAATGAAATGGCAGCACTGATCGGCCCGAACCTGGGCATGAACTACGGCTGGAGCGCCCGCGAGTCGGGATGGAACACCGGAATGGATGCCAACCTGAAACTGCTCGATGCGGTGCTGCAGTTGTCGGTGAAGTCGCGCACCTTGGCAAGCCCGTCGACCGCTCCAGCGAACGGCGAGCGCTACATCGTGGCATCCAGTCCCACAGGCGCGTGGGCCGGAAAGGCCGGGCAGATTGCAGTGCGCCTTGAGGGTGCGTGGTTCTTCTACGTCCCGAAGATCGGCTGGACCTGCTTCATCGAGGACGAGGACGTGCTCGCCGTCTACAAGCCCACCGGCTGGAGCGCCGGCCTGCCCATCTGAACCGCATCCCCACCCCACTATCTCGAACCCGCCCACGTGGCGGGTTTTTCGTTTCTGGAGACCACCTATGACCGAAGACGCCAAACCCGCCCTCGTCGAGAACATGGTCCTGCTGCGCCGCGAGGACTTCGAGGAACTGCTCGACTGCGCCGCCGAACGCGGTGCCGAGCGCTGCCTCGCCCACCTGGGCCTGGAGAACGGCAGTGCCGCCCGCGACATCCGCGAGCTGCGCGACCTCCTTGATGCCTGGCGCGACGCCCGTCGCACCGCCTGGCAGACCTTCGTGAAGGTGCTGACCACTGGCCTGCTGGCCGCGCTGTTGGTCGGCGCCGCGATCAAGTTCAAGCTCATGGGAGGCTCGCAATGATCGAGACCCTGCTCGGAGGATTGCTCGGCGGGGCCTTCCGTCTTGCACCTGAAATCCTCAAATGGCTTGACCGCAAGGGAGAGCGTGGCCACGAACTGGCGATGCAGGACAAGGCGCTGGAGTTCGAGAAGCTGCGCGGCGCGCAGCGAATGTCGGAAATCGGCGCGGGTGCCGACGCGGCATGGAACGTCGGAGCCATCGAAACCTTGCGCGAAGCCGTTCGCACTCAGGGCGAGAAAACCGGTGTGCGCTGGGCCGATGCGCTGAGCTCCAGCGTCCGCCCGGTCATCACCTACTGGTTCATGGCGCTGTACTGTGCGACCAAAACAGCAACAGTCGCCGCCGCTGTGACAGGTGGCACAGGCTGGGGCGTTGCCATCCTGTATGCCTGGACGGAGGCAGACCAAGCCCTCTGGGCCGGGGTGCTGAACTTCTGGTTCCTCGGGCGCGTATTTGACCGGGTGCGGCCGTGATCGAGGTGCCGAAGGCGGCCATCGAACTGGCCAAGCGCTTTGAGGGATTCGAGCGTAAGGTGAAGCGCGGAATCGAGATCACTGCCGTTCCCTATATCTGCCCAGCAGGGTTCTGGACGATTGGGTACGGCCATCTCTGCGATCCCAAGCATTCGCCGATCACGGAGGCAGAAGCTGAGGTCTATCTGGCGCGCGACCTGCAATCGGCACTCGCCGCGACGCTGCGCTACTGCCCGGTGCTGGCCACAGAGCCAGAGAGCAGGCTCGCTGCCATCGTGGACTTCACGTTCAACCTCGGGGCGGGGCGGCTGCAGACCTCGACGCTGCGACGGCGGATCAACCAACGAGACTGGGGTGCAGCCGCAACAGAGCTGCGTCGATGGGTCTATGGTGGCGGCAAAGTGCTGCCGGGACTCTTCGCGCGACGAGAGGCTGAAATTTCCTTACTGGACACCAAAGTGTAG